CCTAAAACTCTTCCATATTTATCTGTTCCATAAGATCTTAATGTTATATCACCAACCAACCATTCTTTCAATTTTGCTTTTGCTAATAAACCAAGCTCTTTTTCTTTGGTGCGTTCAGGATATTTTTTAATGTTGATCCGGGATTCCGGAGTGTCAATTTTGGCTATTCGTACGGCTTTGTTGTGAAGTTGCACTGAGAAGCCAAGATCTATAGTTTCTAAACGAATTGTATCTCCATCCGTTACGGATTTGAGTTTGCATTTATATACAAAAGCCTCTGGTGAGCTAGCCATTAGTCATCACCTTTATGACTTGCGCCAAAGTAAAAAGATATTATGGCACTAGCAAGTC